CCGGTGAACTTACCCAGCTTCAGCACCCAGTAGAGGGCTTTGCATGGGTGGTTGAAGTTCAGGCGGGGCTTGGGGAATAGACCAGTCACTGACTCGTCACCAGTGAACTGAACTTGTTCGATTAGGTATTCGTGGCTTGATTGAGCGAACTTCTTGCGCTCCTCACCATCCAGGTACACGTAGTCGACGAACAGAGAAGCCGTGACCAGGTCGCCTAGGGAAGCGGGCTTGGTGCCCACAATCAGGTCAGCCAGGGCGCGGAACTCGAACTCGAAGCGCACGTCGTGGTATTGTAAGGCAATCAGAGGGAGAGCTAGACCGTCGTTGCGGTTGAAGAAGAATTGGAGGGGAACATACAGGACGGTTTCACCGTGGTTCAGGGCTAGCTCAGTGAGCTCAGGGACATCGCCAACCAGCTTGGCGTAGCCGCGAGCCTGACCAACCTTGTTTGACAGGTCCGTCCAGATGTTGAACCAGTCGGTGTATTGCTTGTCGATCTTGGTGCCGCCGACGTTCAGTTCGACGGACTGGATCAGAGCGTGACCGACCTTGTGTACCCAAGCCCACTTAGCAGCAGCATCTGAGGCTAGAGTGGGGAGAGTGACACGTAGGTAGCAGTTGGTGACGAGGTCACCGTTGCGCTGTAGAGTAACCGTAGCCTTGCGACCGAAGCCGGCAACGCCATTGAAAGTTTGTTCGATTGACTCTACTGCGAAGTTAGTGTGACGTCTGTAGACGCGGAGTACCTTCTGGCTTTCACCAGAAGCCGGACTATATCTTAAGGGGCATATTATATGCCCCCCATCACCGTTTAGTCTCTGAACCTTTTCCATGCGTGGATTGGTATTAAAAATCCACGTTTAGGAACTTGGCTGCGGATTGTCCATCTCGATACCCTGGTCGTTTGGTATCTCATATTCAAGCTTTTTACTGTCTCGGAGTTCGTTTATCTCCGCCATTACACCGTTTCCAATGTAACTTAGTACTTGAATCTTAAGGAGGTTCCCGCAATTTGATGATGTCGCTTCTGAACCGTTTATTCAGAAACTAGCAACTACCTTTAATAGTTACTAAAGCCAGTCTCTACTAGATAAAGATATCTTTCAATATCCCGTCACACTGTTCTAGTAGTTACAAACCTTGAAGAAAGTAATCTGCACCAGGAGACGATGTTATATATTAACTTTAAATAGCCTCCAAACCCATAGTTTCCCATGGGGATTGACTATACCTTAAGCCGATTTAAAAAATCAGCCCAGTACCGTCTAGTCGATGAACTTTATTCCATTATAGATTTTGAAGATATTGTAAAGCAAGGTTATATTTTTCTTCAAGTGAAAGTTTCTTGGATGTGAAATATTTAGAACGACTTTTTGGATGGTTGATAATTGCATAACCTTCTCCACTGTCATGTATTTCTCGTGCTTTTATATACACCATATACATTGGGAGTTCAGGTTGTGTTTTCTTGTGGAGTTTACTAATATTTTGTCTCGAAGCTTCAGAAAACTTTTTATCAACAGGATTTTTTGGTTTACCATCAATAATATTATAACCTATCGGATATAATGTATTATTATTTTCAATATGGTAAGCCTCTCTTTCGCTTAGATTTTGCACTTCACAAACTTCAAGTACTTCTATTTTAAATTTTTCTGAACCAAACTTTTTAATATCATACCATAGTGTATTTTCACTGAATCGATTATCAGGAGAATTTTTAGCTTTACTAATATGTCTGTGCCAGCGACCGTTTGCACCATGTGGTTTCAAACTTTTTCCAACATAATGTTTTGCTTGTCCTACATATTGCTTATTTGTTTCAAGACAAGTAATAAGATAAATGTCTCCTTTTGTCGGATCCTTATCTTCACGTTTCATTTTTTCACCTTAATATTTATTGTATTTACTTGCTTTATATTATTATTTCAATATTTTGTAATGGAATCTTAGCTGCGGATAGCCCATTTCATGAATACAATTCAATCATCTATCAAATTTTTACCATACCTCAGTTTTTTCTCTGAGCCACTAAGTGTATTACTACCTTAGCTTGGTATTGATAGCTTTAGGGTGTCCCCGAACAATTTGGTACTGTTGCTTTAGATGTAGAATCTAAAACTAGCAGCCGTGTTCCAGACATCAGGGTGTTTGGTATGTCTGGGTGGATCACTAACAGGTTTATCCGATGATGCATCCACACTCTCATCGGCAGGCTACTTTTCACCCCCAGATTAAGGGTTACCAGTT